TATCACAAAGTGAAGATAATTAAGACGTTGTTTATGAATTTTGATTAAAACTTACGAAGTTTTCTATCAGTAGTGTATGTAGTAGCACCTAATCTTTTACCTAGTGCTTGTATTGCCTTATAACCTGCAATTGCGGCACCAGCCTTAACTATTGGTTTATCCCATACTTTTTTGACTGTATCTTTAGCATTATCACTATCGTTGTGCATATAATTGCCACGTTTCTGTAATTTTAGAAGTGCTGGCATAATTTCAGCAAGTCTTGCCTTTCTACGCATATATTGTACTAGTCTTGTAACTACCAAGGCTCTTTGATTTTGATTAAGATTATCCCAATCACCAACTAATCTACGTAAAGATTTTAACAATCCATCTTGTATATTAAGATTTCTTTGGTATCTTAGTAAGTATCTTTGTTCAAAAGATGCATCACTTCTATTGTTAGAGAAGTGAAGTAAAAATCTCAAAACGTCTGCTTTCTGTAACGAAAGTCTACTCTTTGCTATTTCATCTTTTTCATTATCACCAATATCATTATCTTTGCCCATCAAACGATTGAGAGCCATGTACATATCAGTGCCATTAGTTCTAAAGTAATCAAAGTTTCTATAAGACATTGTACGTGATGCTATATCACCAGCCAACGGAGAGAAGTCATAATCTTTATTAAAGATGTTCAATATAAGTAAATGAACAAAAACTAATTCTGCGGCATCATCAATTTTGACACTGCCAGCCATTTGTTTTGTTCTGAATAATCTACTTTCTGATAAAGTATTTACAAGTTTTAATTTACTCATTTTTTGTTCTCTTTCGCAATTCTGTCACATGTATCACTTGCATATGTTTTGAAATATCTTGGAGCAAATGCGTGTATGAATACTGCAATCGCCGCCTTTTTCAAATTCCAAGCAATACTAAGTGCATGTCTGAAATGTTGCCATCGAGTCATATTCGCTTGTTCTAAATGCAATTTACACTCTTTGCTGTACATCACTTCTTCCTTTTCTTACATATTACATGTATTTATCTTATGTAACTGACCCACTTGTGACACGTTTGCTATTAGGGTGTCTCTTTGCTACAAATGTTGAATGTGAGAGATTCTTCTTAGATGCTCTCTGTCCTCTTTTTGGTGTTTTTACGTGTGGTACTGCTCTTTTTCCCATGGTCTTATTATTAGTAGTTAAAAAATTATCTCTCTTGCCTCATGTTTGCCGCTGTGAACCCTGCTCTATTTACCAGTTTCACATCTTTATCTATTACATAGCCTTCTCCACCTCTTTCGCCATTTGTACTGGCTTCGATATCTGCTGGTTGAGAATCTAAAGTTTTAATAATTTTGTTCTTTGTGGTCATAACACCATTAATGAACTGGAAGATTGCTTCGAAGCCATCACTGTTTTGTCCTACCCACTGAACTACTCGTTCTTTCTTAGGTCCACTTAGTTTTGATGTTTCTACCCATTCACTGAAATTCTTTCCTAGTTTATCTAGGTTGCCTGCTTTTACACTATTATTGATATAAGTGTAAAGAATGTTACCAAAGTCTGCCATTTTTAATTCGGCTGGAACTGCTAGTAACTTATCAATTGCATTTGCATTTGATTTTAAATAACTTTCTAATCTGTCTACTTCTGGCAAGTCAACACCAGGAGATTTAGTAACATATACTGGAGGCATAATCCATGTTTTGCCTGCTTGAAGTTTGCCCATATCTACATTGCTTTTGTTACCATCTAAGTCAATCACTACATGAACTACGATACCTACATCAAAGTTGATTATCTTTTTACCGATATCACTTTTAGCATCTACTGAATATGTTGTTGTGTTTGGCTTGAATATAAGTCTGCCATCTTTTGATTGTGGAGTTGAGAACCATAACAAGTCACCGTGTAAGTATCCTCTGAAATCCGCAGGTATAACGCTTTCTACTTTATCCCATATAGTTTTCATATTATTAACAAACGCTTCTTTGTCTGCTACTTTCTCAGGTGACGGGTCTCTCATTTTACGATTGTTAAACATATCGCCTAACGCATCTGCACTTGTTACTCTGCCATTATAACCTTTAGCACCAAATCCACTTTTGTCTGTAAGAACAAATTCACCATTCTCATTGCGACCAAAGATAACGGCTGGTGAGCCATCCCATTTGATACTAATTGATTTTGGAGAAGTTTCCACTTGATGTAATTTAGCGATTGCTTTTTGACCACCGACTGAACCATCCCAGATGATTAAGTCTTCTAAATGCTGAATTCTCGCACCTTCTTCATTAAGTGCTTTGTCCAGAAGTTTCTTCATTTTCTTATGAAAACCAATTTGCTTATTACGAGGTTTTCTTGGACCTCTGAATCTTCTCTCTAAGCCTGCGCCTAATATATCTCTAACTTTCATATCACTTCTTCCCGTATGGGTTTTCACCTGTCATGTAAGGCTTTGAAAACCATAACTTGAACCATTCTTTTGTTCCTGGTTCTACTTTATGTTTCTTTTGATACTTAGATTTTTCAGTACCCGTATAGGAAATATTCTCTTGCGTACTATCTTCCATTTGGTATGGCTTATAGATACCTGCTAAGACTTTCAACTCTTCTAGTTGTTGCTTAAGATTCATCTTTTCGTTTCGCATGAGTTATTCCTCTTTTGAATTTTCTCATGTCGCCAGTACGAATGCTATTAACAAGACGTTTTGTTAAGTCCACAGCAATAGCATCATCGAATTCACGGTGAATGAATTCAATTAGATTTATTGCGCCAGAAATGATATGTTCGCCTTTTTGTTCGACAAATCTCTCTGGTTCATTTTTAGAAATCGCCATCGAGTTTAACTCTTCAAACAAACTTCTACGTGGTTTCTTACTAGTCATAAAATAATTCTCCTACCAGTATTTATCAATTATCGTCAAATGGACTAGCCTTTTTAGACTTAACCATTGCTCGAAGGCTCATTGCCGACTCTGTTTTCTCTGGTGGAATAGCAGAATCTGTATCATTCGACTTTGTTACTGTAGTTGAATTCTTTAATTTGTCCATTATTTTAGCAGTTTGAGAATCCGTTGAACTCTCTGTTAAATCACTGTCTAAATCTGAGTCACTAATTCTGAGACTATCTCTATCAAATACTAAAGTTATCTTAGAACCAACACCACTAGAACTTCTGGTCTTCAATAATTGTAGTTGATATTCACCACGTTCTCTCATTGCATTAGTTGTAAAGATGCCAATAACATTATCAGCAGTTTGAATTTTAGAAATACCACCAGCAATGTGTGAGTGGTCAAATTCTACTTGTTCTACCGCCGCACGGTTCAACTGTGATGCAGTTACTACGACTGATTGAGATTCCATTGCAAAATTGCGAATTTCTTCTGTGACATACTTGTCTTTGATAAACAAATCACCTGGATTAACTTTCTTAGTTGCAGGCATCAGCAAATCTAAATAGTCAATACAAATACAATCAACTGTTTTACCTGTTACGATTTGAAGTTCTTTTAGATAAGCACGAACATCATTGATTGTAGAACCTGAAGACATATACTTAATTCTAAGCATACCAGATTTCTTACCAATAGTCTTAACTTTCAACTCAACATCATCTAGTTCTTTAAAGATACGTCTAGTACTCTTATCTGTTGCCATCGCATCGATACGCATTGCAGATAATTCTTCTGACAATTCTAAAGTAAGATAGACAACATTCATACCTGCTTCTGCCCAGTTCAATGACATATTCTGCATGAACAAAGATTTACCAGAACCAGAACCACCAGCAAAGATAGTTACTTCACCTCGATTAATACCGCCGTAAAGTTTATTATCTAAATCTTTCCAACCTGTAGTGATTTGCCCATTGTTATCTTTTAGAACTTGAAGTCTTTTTCTAGGGTCATGAAAATAATCAGTACCCAAAGACCTTGCTAATCCAATCTGAACTGCTTCTTTGATAGTTGTTTCTACTTCACCATATTTACCTTCTTCAAGTAAATCAGCACTATTAACGATTGCTCGTTCAATTGCTTTGTGTCTACAGAATGTTTCAAACTCATCTACAAACCAATCATTATGTTTTGCTATGTCATCTAGTAATTCTATCTCTTGACCTGTTTCTGCTTTTATCTGTTCAACTGTTGGCATAGTAGAATATTCTTCACTATAATTGATTAGATAACCCACAATATCACGGTTCGGCCTATCAAAGTGACGTTCATCAATGATGCCCATTACCCTAGTAAACAACTGTGGGTCTGTCAACATAAATTGAACAAACAACTTCTGTAAGTCCGGAGAGTAGTTTTTTACTTCTGACATTTAGTTTCCTGGAAAGTTTATATTATTATACAAGTTTTTTTACTCTTTGTCAATACTAATATGTCTCAATTAATGTATCTGCAATACCGTGTTTAACTGCTTCTTCAGGAGTTAGCCAATGGTCTGTCTTTGGTGCCAATAAGTGCTTACGAATATAATTCTCTTTCTTTCCAGTACATTTGATATAATGTTCCATCAATTTTTGATTTGTCCATTCCATGTGAGCGTGTGCATCTAACATATCATGGTACTGACCTTGAGTTCCACCACTAAATTCATGTGACATAACTGCCGTATTCTGTGTCAGATATCTATGCCCTTTTACACCTGACATCATAAGCATGACACCACAGGATGCAATTGACCCCATTCCGTATGTGTAAACTGGAATACGAGATTGTTTAATAACATCAATAAGATGCATACAACTATCTACATAACCACCAGGAGAGTTGATATATAAGTGAATAATTTCTGGTGCCTTATCTGCGGGCATCAAATTATATTCCATTATCATTTTTACTAATGGCATACAGTTATCTTGGTTAAATTCTTTGTCCATATGTAACACACCATTTTCTCTTAAGAATTCACCAGGTTGTTTTGGTGGTTGTGGTGGTTGTGGCATAGGGGGCATCGGTGGTGGTGTCGGCGCTTCTTTTGGCTCTGGTATCACGTTAATTTTTATTTGTTTATTTTTCATATTGTATTAATGCTCCTGCTTTACATTATGCGTGTTTTCACACTTATTTTTGTACTGTTACTTATACGACCATCAATAATCGATTTTAGAGTATATAATTTTCCGTACTCTTTTACTGAATCTGCCGCATCTTTAATATGTTCTTCCCAGATTGGAAATGAAACACTCCAACCATTTTCTTGTGCCTGATATATCAACTTCTTACCAGCGTTATCTCTGTCAGGACATACGATAACTTCCCCTTTAAACTGATTAATATAATCAATCTGATTCTGTGATGCTTCGTTGCTCATTATTGCAACACAGTCTAAGACTGCCGCATCTATTGTTCCTTCAACTACAATCAGATATTCTTTATCTTCTCTAATCTTATCAGAATTGTATAAAAAATTCTTTGGTTGCTTCGTCATATACTTAGACTCTGATTTGCCTGTAAAGTCTCTGCCTGTGTAACCTACAATTCTATCACCTTGAGTGAATGGAAATATAATTCGATTTTTAAATCCAAACGAACTACTCCAATATGTATCAACAAAATCATAAACACCTCTATCAAGTAGATATTTTGCCGCCATAATCGCACCTTCAGGTGGGGTATCTTTATTTAGTATATCATCTAATGTTTCAGAATTTTCAGGTAACTCCATTCCAGGAAATGATGGTATTCTTGTAGTTTGAGTTTTTGATTTAAACACCCACGGACCTTCTGATAATTCTTTTTCTCGGATACTTTCAATCTGTAATCTCTTTATCTCACTTTCAGGAACACCAAGTAATCTCATAAACTTAACAAAATTCTTGTTTATGACTTGACCTTTTCTATGAGATGCAGTTATACCACAGTTAAAACAATGATATGATACTAAATCGCCCTCGTTTTTCAACCCACCTCTCATTCTAGTATCTGACCTGGTCTCACCTTGGTCGATACAACACGGACAATTAAAACTCAGCCAACCGCCTGAACTTTGTCTTGTCTTACCGGGAATGAATTGATAAACAGTTTGTTGTAGTTCCATGTACTTATAATACACCAATGGAACATAAAAGTCAATAGGTTAATTAATTTCTTAATAAAATCTTGTCTACTGTTCCTGATGCAGTATTTGGGTATGTAATTCTAAGCCAATTTACATTTGCTTGAATAACGTATCCTTGAACACCAGTTTCATTATTAATCGTAATAGATGGGTCATACATAAGTGATGGAGTTAAATCAAACCAGTCATTATCTGATGAACTTGCTTGTTCACTTAAATCACCTTGTATTTTTAAAACTCCTGTAAATTTTGTATAGTAAACAGCAAACGTATGTAGTGATTTTGATTTAATTGTATCACCTGCTCCGTCAAACACTGAAGAAATGAAATTTGTACCATCATTAAAGAAAGTAGTTCTTTCTTGTGAATCAGAAAAAGTAGGATAAACATCATCTAACACTTCAAGCACACCATGGGCATTATCATTTGTATCTGTATATACAATCTGTTCTACGCCATTTTCAACCGTATACATCGCATATTGATAAAATCCTTCTGGGAGCATGATTGTATCTGATGTTGGAATTGAAACTGTAGCCATACCTTTTTTTGCATCTGTAACTGTAAGATATCTAAAGAGAACATTCTCTCTGGATTGTCGGTCATACATTTTCCATATAACTGTTTTTCCAGTAAGGTCTACAGACTTTCTGTCTGTGTCTCTAAATTTAAATCTAAGAGTATTATCAATACCCTTGTGTAGTTTGTGTGTAGTATCATACATAGGCATATTCCCCAGGAATTGAGTCATAGTTGCATTGTTGTCGCCATCTTGCATAACAACTTCTATTTCTCGTGTGTATTGGTATAAGTTAAAGTTTATCATATATGTATTTATCTTCCAGAAGACGAATTTCAGATTGCATAAATATATTTTATGATAGACGAAGATAAAATACAATGGCTCCAAGAAAACTATCCGTTCTTTTCCTGTGTCAAATATGGCAATAAAAAGGAATACACTGAATATCTTGGAATCATAATTAACAGTGACACTACGATAACGTCAATGTACAACTTTGAACTGCTAGAGTCCGCAGAGGCTAGAAAGCATTTCATTGAACTTGGCGAACAATGGTGGTGGGAATCGAATAGACTAATTCCTATAAACCTTTTTCTTCGTTCTCAAATTGAGCCTTTCAGTGAATGCATTCTAAACATGAATACTAAAGACTGTGAAGTGTTATGGGGACCTGAAACTAGTTTATCGAATATAATTCAAAAGAGAATTAAGAGGCGTTCTGTTCAACTTGTTCGCAAAATAGATTAAGTTGTACAACGATACTAACAGCATATGCAATCGCATGTGCTTTTTTAAAATAATATGAACCATCAGTTGGTTTTACCCATACTTCTTTTTTAATTTTTTCTTTGCTCTCGTTTAAGAGAGGTCTTTTTGCTGGACGAATGATTGCTAATACTTCTGCAAGTTCTATAATGTTTTGTGGTTTTAGAACTTTAAGTACACCAATATGATTATGAACATGTGCAAGATTTTTGACAATATCTTCATGTTGCAATAAGTCCCATATTGGTTCTTGTTTTGTTAGTTTATCTAAGTGTTCTTCATCTCGTACACCTTCATATAAAGAGTTGTTTAGAAAATCTAACTTGAAGTATCCTCTGTCTTCTGCCTCTTTATAATCAATTGATGAAAGACCGGTAAGTTGGTCAGTTGGAATAGGCTGAAGATATACACCGCTGTTATGTTTATCATACGTATTGTCTTTCTTTTTTATAATTGCAGGTATGTGCTTGAAGTGTACAAGCAAATCATCTCTACTCACTACATCAATATCAATATCAGTTTTTACTACATTCATTTCCACACCAAAGCGAACATTGCCGCATCATTTTCATCTTCGAAATATATCTTATCACCTTTTCCTATAACATATATTCCATTACAATTGTCATCGCACCAATCAACTAGTTCTCCTAATCGACCTGCACCTCTTACTAATGGCTTCAACTCGTAATCTATTTTATCAGACGAGATAGCAGTCCATTTTAAATAATCATCATTATCAAAATCCGAAGCGAAACGTCTTTTGGGGTTCTTCTCAGGACCCACAATTCTACGAAGTCTCATAAGACGTTCTTGTGTTCTAAGTGGATTTCTTCTAATTAACTCTCCCACGGAAACTCCACCCAGAGTTCTTCATCATCTAAATCAATTTCTTCGTTACAGTAGTCCATAGGAACTTTTGAATTAGGGTTATCGATTAGTGAAGCAAATCTTACATTTGAATGCCACGATTCTGAATGATAGTTTGTCATGCCCACTACATCTTGCCAATCATCGATAATCCAAGTCATTGCATCACCACCTCGATTGATATCATCAATGATTAAAATCTTTTTATTATTTTTTAGTGCATCTCTAGCCATCTGAGCATTACGTTCAGTGTTCGCTTCTAAGCCATCTGATTCTAATTGAACACACAATGTTTTCATTGGGATATCAGTAGCATGTGAAAGTAGAACTGCTGGTACTAATCCACCACGAGTTATACCCACAATGTAATCTGGTCGCCATTCATCTTTAAACATTTGCATTGCGATAGAATTGACTGCTTCTTCTACACCATTCCATGTATATTCTCTAGTTTTCATTCTGTCTCCGCATCTGGTCCAGAAAGCAATGCTTCTGCGGCCTTGTATTGTTTATAAATGTCCTGTAACACTTCATATTTTGATAACATTTCTGTGTCTGGTTTAAGAATTGCTAAACGACTTTCAATAGTTGACAGTCTGTCATTTATTGATTTGAATGCTTCTTGGTCTCTTGTATCAGTTACCATATCAGTCCAATAATTATCATCAATTGTTATGGTAGTAGGCGATATGTAACCACTATCAGAACTATCTGAATCGTCTAATGTTATCATTAAATCTTCTGGATTCATTTCTTATTCTCCTTTTTAATTACTTGCCAACTTCCATCTGGATTTTCTATCCACTCTAAATCATCGTCTTCTGTCCAACCCAACTTTGCCAAAGTATCTTTTGGTAATTCTATATACAATTCGCCTGTTTCTGGGTCTTTCTGTATTAGTAGACTGCCGACTACTGAGGTTTCTTTTTTCGTTGCCATTATATACCTGCCTTCTTCAATATCATTTTAACAAATTGAACATCTTCCGCTCTTGCGTTAAATTTTCTTGTCCAAAATGCTGGCTCTAAATTCTCATTTATTAAAGTCAACTCATGGTCAGAAAAACTATCAATCAACTCAGCACCATTATCACTATTAAAAATAACCCAAGGACTAAGGCGTCCTGATTTGATATAATGAATAGCCAATGGTTTACTGACTTCTTTAAAAAACATGTTAAACGGTCTATCATATTCTTCGCCCCATTTCTGCATTAATAATATGCTTCGTTCTACTGCTCGGTCGGCTGATTCTTTTCTATTCAATTCTTGTATATAAGTATCATATACTGAATCAGATGTCCATTTATCTAATTTTACACTATTTCGTATAACAAAGTCAATATATTCTTCAGGATTTATTGCATTCATATTTATGATATGTTTACCGAATTTAGTAAATCCTAGATAAAACTTGCTTTTTACAAACATATCAAACTCAATTGGTTTACCAACTGCTTGTGTCATTTCATAAAAACGATTGAAGGCATAAAATGCCAACCTAGAATACTTCTCATTTTTATTCATGTATCGTCTTTTAGGTTCACAGACATGAACCATTAAGGTCTTCTCACCTTTGAATTTTTTCTGACAATATTGACATTCAAACATTTATTTTTTCTTCTTTGTTTTCTTCTTTTCAAAAATTTCACTGACTTCTTTATCTGACATACCCATATCAATAGCCATTTGTTTCATATCTGAAACATCGTTCATTTTTAGAAACAATTCTACTTCTCTACCATTCAAAGTAGGATACGTTTCTGATACAAACTGTGAGATTGCATCTTTCTTTATCTTAGAATTTGGTGGCTTAATCCATTCATGGAACTGTTTCTTGCCTGTGCCAGTCAAACACATTAACTTCCAAACAAGTTCTTCGTGTTTATGAATATCACCATAGTTCTTGTTTACAAACTCATTCGTATTGAGTAATAGTTCATCTCTATCTTTACTCTTGGTAGAACTCACATATCGAATGAATAGCCAACTACTCCATGCTTTCTTTTTCTCAGCATCGAGGTTAGCATACCAATTGAAATCTCTTCTATCGATTGCACTTAGTACATCACTTAGTGGTAACTTAGCCGCCATAATATCTTCCACCAAACACAAACAAAAAGTTTTGAGCGTGTTTTTCATAAGTAAAATAAAAAGCCTCAT